CGCAAAAAAATACCTGTCCCTGCGACCACCTATGGAGAACAAAACAATTTTTGCTTTGCATCCAGATGTGCTTGTCGGGGGGCTGTTAGACGAGATTGAGCGGTTGCAGGGCGTATTGCAACAAATTGCAGACGTTGAGCATGAAGACATCCCTGCGCCAAAAACGCCTAATGAAGGCACAACATGGACTGTGTTGGCGATGGCAATTGGTCTGGCTGAAAAAGCACTGAAGGAGGGTGAGTGATGGATATTGTTGAACGGTTGCGTAGTTGGTTGAATTACGATTCAAATGATTACATTGAGCCAGCCATAGCGGACATTGGAGAAGCCGCCGATGAAATTGAACGGCTGCGCAGCCGCCTTGAAAATCCAACAGAAGAAATGCTTGAGGCCGGTCGGGCAGCAAACAGGCTAGTGGCAGATAATGCCCTTGGATTGGCTTGCATAGCACCGGATGCTGCGTGGCGGGTTATGGCTAATATGATTTTATCAAGGAGTGAGTGATGGATATTGTAGATCGGTTGCGACATACTGAAGAAGAAACTGCCACTATTGGGCAAGAATTGGTTTATCTTCAAGTTCCTGTAAATCCAGATGGGCCAGAAGCCGCTAACGAGATTGAACGGCTGCGGGAAATTTTGCAGATGTGGGTAAAATTTTGGGAAGCAGATGGGGAGGATAATATATTTGAACCTTTGCTGGCGGAAAAAGCAATGGAGGCTACCCGTGAAGCATTGGGCATAGAATGATTATCCAGCTTGACCCAACGATCCCGTTAGAAACACCAAAAGGTATGGCAAAGGCTCAGCCGAGATAGCGATCCAAAAAACCACACGCGACACAGGATCGGTGAATTGGAATGGGTTTGTATCTTAAAAAGGGGGGAGTAATGTGGATAGTTTTAGGATTAATGTGGATAGTTTTAGGATTAATGTTAACCATTGTGATAATTATTTGTTTAGCGTTTTGGGCTGTAACTAGCTTGTTCGACAACATGGAGGATGGATACTAATGAAAACGATTACATTTCTATTGGCTATGACAACTATAGCGGCAGCTCAGGATCTTCCTCAGAAACCTAATCCGGTCTTAACCCCGGGTGCAATTGATTCGTCAGCAACAAAAGATAAAATCTGTGTGTACGGATACACCAGTCAGGCTGGCGTTCGTAATGTGACACAAGCCACCAAGAATGCCGTCTTTGCTGAGTATAAGGTTGATAGCAAAGCAGATAAATTTGAGATCGACCACCTTATTTCGTTGGAGCTGGGAGGATCTAACGACATTAAAAACCTATGGCCGCAAGCCTATAATACCACGCCCCTGAATGCTCATGTTAAAGACGCTCTCGAGAACAAGCTACATGCTTTAATTTGTTCAGGAAAAGCAAACCTTGCTGCGGTGCAGCATGATATCGCTGACGATTGGACTAAGGCTTACATAAAATACGTTGGACCACTACCAAAATGAGGAGAGACAAATGACTGACAAATACCCAAATAGCGGAATCATAGGGAAGAATGACCGCAAAACGGAAGATAAGCACCCAGATTTGAACGGGAGCGCAACAATCGGAGGCGTTGAGTATTGGCTATCTGGATGGCGCAAAGAGAAAAACGGCAAGAATTTCTATACCCTATCTTTCAAGCCTAAAGAAGCTAGTCAATCAACCAGCAAAGCAAGTTCATCATCTGATATAGACGAAGACATCCCATTTTAATCGCCGCAATTAAATGGAGAAACAAATGTTACCTTTAATAAACTTATCTGACCTTACTGTTAGGCTTATGAAGGCAATAGAGGAAATGCGGGAGCATGAGCGCATACACGGCCCCATCAGCCAACGTGGTCCAAAGGTTGGGGAAAAACGCTTGACAAAGAAGAGGCAAAAAGACTAGCTTAAAAAAAGATGGCCTCGGAGAGACTAGCTCGATCCGAGGCCCATCTGAACCGAATGTTTCTCTTGGCGGGGAAACGGTTCAGACGAGAAATGTTATAAAGTAACATTTTCCGACTGTCCACATTCCCCACCAAATGATCTTTTGGCTTCTGGTTAAAACGGGAGCATCCGGCGGTCGGTAAACGGCGGCGCACCAGAAGTTCGGGATACCGTGGGAATGTGTCCATGTCCCAACCGCAGCCTGTAGGCGTGAAGCGGGGACACCAGAAGTGTGGAGCTTCTGAAAGTAGCACGTCTGTTGGTGGGGCCACCTTGCCCATCAGCCCTCTGAAGCGACGGCGGCTCCGCTGGACAGCTATCAGTTGTCAGGACCACCCAGCCTAGCCTTGATTGGCAAAGCTGGGAATGGTCGCCCTTGCCTCTTAGCTCAGACTCACCACAGGACAGAGAGTAGGAATGTTATAGTATTACTTAGTAGGGCGGCGGACAGTGACGTTACGGAATGATGCAGTGCAGCATAAAAAGTACGATGAATTTATAAAGTCTGGGGCATGGGCTGAAAAGAAGAAGCTTTTTAGGTCAACCAGAGATTGGCCTATTTGTTTCAAATGCGGTGCATGGGACACACCAATGGACGTGCATCATTTAACATACAAAAGATTTGGCGGCGCCGAATTGATGGAGGATTTAGAGTATGTTTGTCGTCCTTGCCATAATGAAATCCATAAAGATTCACTCATTAAAAGGATAATTACGCGCAAAAAAGGGAAAACATTAAAACTCAAATCAAAGGCAGCGAGAAGGAAAAGAGCAAAGGAAAAACAGAAAATGAAAAAAGAGTACGCCGCCAAAGCTCCAGAAAGGGTTGCTAAATATTTAAGCGAACAATAGCGGAAGCGGAAGTGTGTCTACTGCAATGGTGCAGTGCAACAAAAGGGAAGAACCGATGAAATCCTTACAAACACTCATTAAAATGTTCCGTCACCACCCCAAGTGGATCATTGATGTCGCTCAATCCTCTGCATATGACGATGAAGGCGTTAAGCTCAATGGTAAAATCACGTTCCAAGCCAAAAGATGGCACTCAGGCGGGTTGTATTATGACTTGGTTGCCGATTTTGAAACATTGGTTGAGGCGGGTAATTTCATCGCCAACTATAATCAATACCCCGTCGACTTTGAGGAAATTAACAAGCCATGACCGATGATCCTCACTATGCGACGCCTGAAGAGGCTGAAAAAATGGGATGCCCCATGAGCATGAACAGGCCAGAATTTGCTGCCTCTTGCATAGGTAAAACCTGTATGGCTTGGCGGTGGGGAAAAGAATTGGTGGAATTTGAAAACGGACCTTTCCTTCAAGATATATGGCGGAATAGCACAACCCACGGCTATTGCGGGATGGTGCGATCATGAAAACGGGATTGGATTACTTTCTGGCAGACGTAAAAACTCTGACCAAGCAAAGGCCACCATACAACGATGCGTTTACATCTAGGTGCGTCAATGTCCTTGGCACTGCAATAACAATTATAGAGGGGTTAAAGATTGTGATCGACAAGCAAAAAGCTGAGATTGACCATATCAAGGGAGTTAAATTTGAAAGGATTAAGGGAATCAAGGCAAGCACAAACTTAGAAAGGGAAGCTGTAATTGTGTCCGACTTTAAGTCCGGCATGAAGAAGGGGCATATCGCGGCAAAGTTCAAGGTAACTCCTGCCAGAATATCCCAAATCCTTACTCGCAACGGCTTCCCGCCTGTGCCGTATGAAGGTCGGAAATGAAACACGAACTGCGCGATTATCAGCAGAAGGCGATTGATAATCTAAGAGCCTCGATTGCTTCCGGCAATAAGCGAGTGGTTCTTCAGGTTCCAACTGGCGGTGGTAAGACAGCCATCGCCGGAGCAATCATTGCATCCGCTTTAGATAGGGGTAAGAGGGCTATCTTTACTGTTCCGGCCCTGTCTCTCATTACTCAAACGGTGAGTAGCTTTGAGCGGGATGGCGTTGATGAGATCGGCGTTATCCAAGGCCAACACTGGATGTACGATGCTGACGCTCCAGTCCAGATATGCTCCGTGCAGACGCTTGCTCGGCGGGGTGTTCCAAAGGCCGATCTGGTGATCGTGGACGAGGCTCATGTCATGTTTGACTTGTATTCTCGGTGGTTCAACGATCCTGAATGGAAGGATGTGCCGATCATTGGCCTGTCTGCTACGCCGTGGACGAAGGGGCTGGGCAAGCTATACGAAGATCTGGTGGTGGGAACCACTACGCAAGAGCTAATAGACAAGGGCTATCTTTCAAAGTTCAGGGTGTTTGCCCCATCAAAGCCCGATCTGGAGAATATCAAAACCGTTGCCGGAGATTTCGATCTCAATGAATTGGGCAACACAATGAACAAAGCGCATCTGGTCGCTGATATCGTCGAGACTTGGATCAAGCGCGGAGAAGATCGCCCGACCCTGTGCTTCGCCGTAAACCGCGCCCATGCCGCTAATATCTGCGATAGCTTCAACAAAGCTGGCATCCCTGCGGCCTATGTCGATGGTGAGACGCCGCTTGATGAGCGGGATGATCTCGCCAAACAGTTCAAAAACGGAGATTACAAAGTCATTTGCAATGTTGGCGTTATGACAACGGGTGTGGATTTGCCATTTGTGTCTTGCCTAATCCTCGCAAGACCCACCAAATCTGAAATGCTTTACTGCCAGATCACTGGACGCGGCCTTAGAACCTTTGCTGGGAAAGAAGACTGCCTCATTCTAGACCACTCGGATACAACGGCGCGGCTTGGTTTTGTTACTGATATCCATCACATCAAGCTCGACGATGGCAGGAAGAAGTTAAGCGTATCCAATAATCGAAAACGCGATGAGCCGCTCCCAAAGGTTTGCCCATCCTGCACGTTTGTAAAACCAGCAAAGATTAAGGTCTGCCCTGCCTGTGGGTTTGATCCTAAGCCAAGGGCGAATGTATTCTACGCAAGTGGTGATCTAAATGAGGTAACAGGCAAGGGAGCTAATAAGACATACGGGATTATCATGTCGTCCTTTGAGGAAAAGGAAGAATTCTATCGGGAATTGCTGGGTTTTTGCGAGGAAAAAAACTACAAGCGCGGCTGGGCTTTCCATCAATTTAAGGATCGCTACTCTGAATATCCGGATAAAGAATTTATAACCATCCCGCTTATGCCATCGATCAAAACCAAAAACTATCTAAAGAATTCGTGGATCAAACGCCGAAAGGCCGAGGCTAAAATGGCTGGGGGCTTCGTATGAGTCATATCGTTGAGCTTTGTAGGGGAAAATGGCCTAACATTCTTACGCATTTTCAAATAAGTTTTAAAATCAAACGGCACTGCGCTTGTCCTGTCTGCGGTGGAAAAGATAGATTTCTTTTTGATGATAAGGAAGGTCGCGGCTCCTTTTATTGCAACCATTGCGGAGCTGGTACGGGTTTCAAATTACTTTCGCTGGTCAAAGGCTGGTCGATGCGCGACACCTTAGAGCAGGTCGAAAAAATAGTAGGGGGAATTGAAAAAAGCATGGAACAACAAACTAAAACATTATCGGACGCTGATCGTCGTAAAATGCTTAATGATACTTGGACCGGAGCCACGCCATCAGTTGATGGGGATCCCGTTCAGCTTTACATCAGCAAGAGGACTGGCTTAAGTACTATTCCTTTAACGCTGCGATATCATCCGGCCCTGTATCATCCGGAAACAAGGCTAAATCATCCGGCGATGATCGCTAAAATTACCAATCTAGACAATCAAGCTGTTTCAATCCATCGGACTTATTTGACGGCTGACGGCAATAAAGCAAAGCTGGTTCGTACCAAAATGCTGATGGCTGGGACAATATCAGACGGCTCAGCCATTCGATTATTCCCTTACACTGATACGCTAGGTATCGCGGAAGGTATCGAGACAGCCATTTCCTGCTTTGCGCTGTTTAATATTCCTACTTGGGCGGCTGTAAGCGCTGCCATGCTGGTAAAATGGGTGCCTCCAGCCGTGATTCGCAAGGTTTATATCTTTGCTGACAACGACAAAGGATTCACCGGACAACTTGCGGCCTATCGCCTTGGCTGGACACTGCAATCTAAAGGTCAATTCGATGTTGTAAGGGTGATCGTTCCTGATATAACGGGAGCTGACTGGAATGATATCCTTTCGATGTTCGGCTCAGTTCATGCTAAAGACATGGTTAAAGGTAAACTGGACTAATTGATAGGCTGCTCTCCTGTGGCTTAACAATGAAAGCCCCCGAAAGGTTTAATCCCATCGGGGGCTAACTCATTTTGAAATAATCTCTAACCATTTCGGAATTGGATGCTGTCCTGACAACCACCTCCGGACCGTCCTCACGCTCACTCCGATCCTAAGCGCGAAGGCTGTGCGGTTTTCTTTGTTGGATTTTAACATCGCATCGAGCTGTTTAGGTGTCATTTCTTGCCCCCTGCCTTGTCAGATCGACAAGATCAATTTGCTTCGATTGATCGCCAAACAATCCACCTACTTCACGTTGAACAACCTTGGGTGTAAGCTTCCGATCTGCTAAACGCTGGGCGTGTTCTTTCATGCTGATAGGCTCCGCCCCTGAAATTGTGGCTTGCCCGTCCGGCTTCATGGTGCTTTTACTCATCATCAGTACCCCATCTAATCATGTTTTCGCCATCAACCAGAACAGCATCGACTGATCCACTTAAACCTACGCAATCAAGCGCCGCAATAACCGCTTGCATCGCGTCACAAAGCACCCCGCCATTAAATCCCCATCTTTCCACTTCGTCACTGTGAGCGGGTGCATCGCATACATAGAGCGCCTCAGCGGCCTTTGCTTCGCCATACGATTTGTAATATTCCGTGTTCCAGAATTGTAATTGCATTGTGTGGTTCTCCTAATTAAAACACGCGAACGGCGTTGCTAAGCTTTTGATTTAAGCCGTATTCTGTGACGGTCGAAACGTCCTGAAAGGGTGCAGCCTGTTCGAACTGCGCCACTGGCTGGCTCTTGCTGTCGTACTTAACCGGCGCTTCCATCTCAGCCTCAGACCACAAAGCAAGGCCATCTTCGACCTTGTAAGCGTAATCCGTTGCAGCCTGATCGGTATCATCGAACCGACAAACAACTTCAAAATAAGTGCCAAAATCATGGCTTTCGCGCTTGATGGAAAGATAAGCGTTCTCCGGCTCCGGCCCGTATACCTTGCGCAGCGCTTCGATATAGTAGGAGCATTCCAGCTTATTGAGGCGCTCCGCCCCTTCTGTCACGCCAGTTTGAGCGCAAGCTTCATCCGCTGGGGTTGGGCCAATGTATAAAATGTCAAGCATTGTGTGGTTCTCCGTGTTGTCTGATGGTCATCATCAGGCGCAGCCTTACTGCACGACGCCCGAAGGCGTTTCGACCTGTTAAATCCAAGCGTGTTTCAAAGCATAGCCGCCGTCATGGTCTGGCTGGCCGTTGCGCGTCCCGTGTGGCTCTGGGGTGCCGTTCGGCCAAAGTGCAGCGCCAAGATTGTAGACGACGCTAAAGCCCATATCCATTCCGCAGCCGGTGACGGTCAAGCCCTGCTTGGCGCGTTTCATATCCAGCAACGAAGCAATTGATCCGGTAATGAACAGGGGTTGATTGTCTTTGATGACGTAAAAATCAATGTTACGAGACATGCCAGAGGCTGAAACATGACGCAGGACGGAATAAACGGTATCACCAGCCTCCAGCAATCCTAACAGGCTCGCAGCCGATTGGATTTTTAAACCGATCTTGCCTTCGCGCTGACTTAGGCGTTTTCCGCTCAAGAAAGGGCCATCGTAAACCTTTGGGTTATTGGTGGCGATGATCGTCCCGTGTGGCAGTTCGATATAAGCTTGCATGGTGTGGTCCTCCTGTTTAGTTGCCAGACATTGGCAATCTATGATCCGGCCCCGCAAGGCCGGACTGTAGATTGTCACGCTCTAGGCTCAGCATCTAAGACGGCTTGTCTAAATCTTGGGGTCGTTCCCAATAGGTGACAACCTAAATTGTGCCAGAAAATGAAAACGTCTAGAGGCTTCGATCCGTAGCGTTCCGCATAGCCTTCGCATCCGTCAACGATAAATTTCCACTTCATTTCGCCCCCCATATCATGCCTGAAATTGTCCAGATTGCAGCGATTAACGAAAGCCAGACGGTCAACTCGTAAAGCGCTTGCAGCGTGTCGGTCGTGGTCATGGCGTTGCCTTTCAATAGGGGTTAACGCCGCTCGAAGCATTGCGGCCCTTTACCGTAATTGCTCCGGCTTTGTTCAAATAGTCGCGCTTTGCTAGGCTGGCCTTGATGGCCTCAAGCTCTGCGCCTTGGATGCCAAGCCGGTTGAACTGCTCGGCGCGATAGCTGGATTTTAGACCGCGTATGACAGCCAGAACCTTTTTTTCGGTGTCGGTCAGTTCATCGGTCGAGGCCGGTAAAAGCTTGGTAGCGTCATCAGGGTGAACGTAGAACGTCAGGCCTAAATCTTTGCCTTGAAACATGACCGAGGCAACGACAGCAAAGCCAGAGCGCAGCGCGATGGTGCATTCTTTCCTGTTGTCGCTGAATGGGGACGACATATCATCAGACGCAGGAACAGCGCGACCGGTTGCAAGTTCAATAGCCTGATAGGTTTCGCGTGATCCACCAGACCATAAACCGGCCTCGGCTGGGATAGTTACAATCTCGCAAACGCGAGCGCGAAAGGTCTTTCCGGTATATCCAGCCTTAAGGTAAACTGGAACTTGTGACGGTTCGAGGTGGATCGTGTTCATGGGTGGTTCTCCGTGTTGTCGGTTCCTGCATGGCAACCGGTGGAAGGCTGGCACGGTGTCCAGCCTTCGGCCTGTTGTCAGCGCGTTGTTTTTAAATAGTTCGCTTCAAAGTCCTCAATGTGGAAATGCCAGCCATCGACCTTGATATATTCGTTCTCGTCGGTGCAAAATGCGCGAAAAACACCCTTCAAGTCTGCATCGGGCTTCACCAGCAAGGTCAAATCGTAGTGCGTCGAGTAGGCTCCGATAAGCTTGGTATAGCCGGAAAGCATTGCAGCCTTTTCCATGATAGTGTCGTGCATAGTGTGGTTCTCCTGTTGACTAGGACGTGGTGTCCTGTGCGATACTAGGACGCCGCGGCCGGATTGTTGTCAACTGATTTTTATCGTATAATGTTTTCAATGGTTTATCGGTATGGTCTGCCGATAGGTAAGATTTCAAATCGCGCAAATGATTCGGTTTGCTGGTAGTCTAAAGAGTAGAAACAAAAGACCAGCAAAAGACAGACAGCAGCCGAAGCCAAAGCAGGAAAATTAATCCGCCGCAGTCATCACATTGCCGGCACATAATAAGAAAGAAACAGAGAAGAAGAGAAAGAGGAACAGGGTAGACGTGTCGCCGGTTTGATTTCCTCCGCTAGATTGATTACAATCAAAGCAGTAGAACGAAATATCAACGGGTTAGCAAAATCGAAGGATTAGAATATGGCAAGGGGAGGCTCAAGGGCTGGCGCGGGGCGTAAGGCTGGTACGGGGGATGCTGCCATGCGTAAGATGACGCTGGCGAGGGTTCTAAACTCGATTGAGAGCGGCCCAGATAAGACGCCCTTGGCCTTTTTGCTGGGTGTAATGCAGGATAATAAGGCATCACTACGCGACCGCATCCAGTGTGGTGTTGCTGCTGCACCATATGTTCACCCTAAGCTAGCATCCGTCGAGATCAAGGGCAATGCTTCCGCACCGTTGCAGATACAAAGCGAAATAGGTATAGCTCTCAAGGCCTTAGCGGAACTTGCTCGTAATCGTGATGAGCTGATTGATATCACTCCATCGGTCTTACTTGAACCAGCTAGTCGCTAAAAGTGGACGCGGCGTCATCTCTGGGTAGGACGAGGCGTCCGGAGGTGAGACCCCCCAGCCGGAATTCCGAAGAAAATTCACACCCCCCACCCACCCGGATTCAAATTTATGAAAATTACAGAAGCGATTGACAAGATACAGACCGGAATGACTGAGCTTGATCCTATTGGTCAGGAAGCTATCTTGGCTAGGTTGGGTTGGTTACAGACTGCGCGGCCTAATCAGGTTGTGCCTGAGGAGAATGATTGGGCATTTTGCGGGGTTCTTGCGGGGCGTGGATTTGGTAAAACGAGGATGGGTGCGGCATGGGCTTGGTGGAAAGCTTGGTCTATGCCGAAATCTTACGGGGCAATTATTGCTCCAACGCGGTATGATGCTCAGAGTGTTTGTATTGAAGGACCGGCGGGGATATTGGCTCAGATTCCGAACGGGGCGGTTAAGTCTTATAATAAGAGTGAATTGAAGATCACGTTGATTAATGGATCGACGATACAGGGATTTTCAGCGAGTGAACCGGATCGTCTAAGGGGACCGCAGCATCATTGGTCTTGGGGGGACGAGATGGCGGCTTGGGAGAACGGGGACGAAGTTTGGGATATGTTGCAGTTTGGAATGCGATTGGGGGATCATCCTCAATCACTATGGACGACGACCCCCCGGCCTACGTCAACGGTACGGAGGCTGGTAAATTTGCAAGGTACAATTTTGATTCGTGGAAGCACGTTTGATAATGAGAAGAATTTGCCAACTAGCTTTTTTGATAATCTTGCGCAATATAATGGGACTAAGATTGGTAGGCAGGAGCTTATGGGAGAGCTTCTGGATTCGGAAGATGGTGGGATAATTAAAAGAGATTGGTTTAATATTTGGCCTAGAACTGAGCTTTTGCCACCATTTCAGATGATTGTTGTTTCGCTTGATACGGCTTTTACTGAAAAAACGAGGAATAAGAAGAGTGGAGATCCAGATCCAACAGCTTGCACAGTGTGGGGTTATTTTGACCATGATGGCATGGTTGGTTTCCTTTTGCTGGATTGTTGGCAAGATCACTTGGGTTTTCCGGATCTCGTTGAACGCGCCAAGAAAGAAATGAATGTCAGATGGGGCGACGAGGAGTTTAATGCTTTTATTAAACCCAAAATCGGATCAAGTAAGCCCTACAACATGGGTAAAAAGCCAGATCATCTTATCATCGAAGACAAGGGTTCTGGTATATCCCTTCGGCAAACTCTTTATCGAGAGGGAATTTTTCCGTTTGGTTATAATCCCGGAAGGGCTTCTAAGCTCCAGCGTCTTCACGCCGTATCGCATTTCTTTGCTTCTGGCTTAGTTTATGTAGTGGAATCAAAGAGAATGCCGGGAGCACCTGCATCTTGGACGGAGGAAGTGTTGGCTCAGCTTTGTTCCTTTGCTGGGGAAGGCTCCATTCGGCATGATGACTATGTAGATTCGACGACACAGGCTTTGCGGTGGATGGCAGATAATGCTAATATCTCCGTAACTGACCAGCCAGAAACAGATTCTCCCCCGTCCCGTGAAGTGGTAAATCCCTATGCAGCATAATCCTACAGGTTTTTCACCCCTCGAATTTGCCGATGGCGGGTTTATTAATGGTGGGGATATCAATTGGGCTAATTTGACCGATGGAGATGATACTCAAAATCAAATGAACCAAATGATGAGTAGCGGGGGAATGACTCAATCCCCTTTGTCGGCAATGGGAAATCAGTTGCAGCAGCCAGATCCATCTCAAATGATGATGCCGCCTTCTTCTTTAATGCTACCTACTGTTTCTGGGTCGCAGCTTGCAATGGCAAAAGGGGGCCATGTTACTTCTGTGGCCGGTGCGGAAAAGCTGGCTGCTTTGATTAAAGCGGAATTTGAAAAAAGAGGAATTGATTTCGACAAATGTATGAAAATGTTGGAACAAAGACACCAATGATTGAGGATATCTTATCCCTTATGGCTCATTCAAAGGTCCACAAGCGGTGGTTTGTGGAAGATATTTTTAATATTATCTTGCCTCCGTTCGACCTTGGGCATTCTATTGTGGTTCAGGAAAAAGATAAATGTGTTGCTTTTGGGACATTTGCGTTCTTGAGTGACGAAGTTTTAGATAAGTTCTTTACCGGATCAGGCAAATTAACCCGGAAAGATTTTAACAGTGGCCCCAATATCGTTCTTGTTGATATTATTGCTCCCTATGGTCATGCAAGGGAAATAACATCCAAAATAAGGCAGCGTTTGATTGCTTTGGGGCATTGGGGTAAAAAAATAAAATATGTTCGTTACTACGGACCAGTCCGCGTTTTAAAGGAATCTTTGCTATGATGTCTTTGTTGGAAAAACACCTTCATAACATTCCACGCGGTGGTGGAGGTGGTGGAGGTGGTGGAGGCGGTGGAGGTGGTGAAGGCGATGGAGGCAATGATAATAACAATACCGCTAACACTGATGCCCAAGCTACCGCTAAAACTGAGGCTGATGCCCAAGCTACCGCTGATGCCCAAGCTACCGCTGATGCCCAAGCTACCGCTGATGCTAAAGCTACTGCGGATGCTCAAGCTGCTGCGGAAGCAGCAAGAGCGCCTTTCCAGCCGGGTGGATTAGCAGATACTACGTTCGGAAAAGTACCTACTGTATCCTATGAACCATCTAACAGCGTCACACCGACACCTGAACCTACTGCTCCACCAGCGCCAATGCCAGCACCAAATGTTGATGTAAGCGCAGCGACTCCGGGGCAACCTTCAATACCAAGCACAAGTATTGGAAATTCCAATAATGCTGCAAATGTTGAAGCTGCTCAAAAAGCACAACAAGAAGCAGATAATGCAAAAGCAGCTGCGGATGCCCAAGCTGCTGCCGATGCAGCAACAGCAATGGAACAAAAAAAAGCAGAAGATGCAGTAAGAAGTTCTTTTTTTTCAAACAATGTTGCAATGACCGCTCCTACTGCTTTGGGCGGTTCCCAAGTTGGAAGCTTTGAAAATGTTGCTAATGTTACTCCCAACTCAGTTGTTAGCAATATTGATATTAATAACCCAGCAACATGGGGAGCGCCTGAACCTGCGACTCCAGCACCAAATTATGATGTAAGCCAAGCTACTCCGGGATTGGCCACAACTCCATCGCCTATCCCAGCTTCAGCGTTGGAAATAGGAAAGATATTAGCTGATTTAAACCCTATTGGAACTGCAAAAGCTAAAGAAATTGCCCCACCGGACGTAACCGATCCTTATAAAGATACGTCAATAACGTATCCGGGTGGTGTTATTCCAACACCTCCAACCCGTCCAGTGGAAGTAGCAGTGAGTGAAGCTCCGCCAGCTCCGGCTCCGGCTCCAACAATATCATATCCGGGTGGTATTATTCCAACACCTATAGCCCGGCCAACCGATCTTGCAGCTCAAACTCCAAATTTGTTTGAAAATATTGTTAAATCAATCACCAACGCAAATTATCCAGCAATAGGTACTAATTTAGCCGTCGGGGCGGTTAATCCTGTTGCTGGCTTAATTAATACGGGAGCTGGTTTATTAACGGGTCAAAATTTAGGAAATACAATTTTTCCAGATAACCCATCAACAAGCACTACTACTCCAGAATCAACTTATAACAAGCCATCGCTTACTGATGCTCAGTACAAAGATTTAATGAACCAACCCGGATTTGGTTCAGAAGACCCCGAATTAATTGCTGAATTTAATAATTACAATGCAAATACTAATGGCGACCAATCAGGACCAACAACTACAGCTGGAGAATTAGCTGTTGGTCAACGAACGCCAGCAACAATGGTTCCTCATGTTAATGCTGATGGAACCGTAACTATGGTTCCTAATTTGGGAAGCAATCTTACTAGTTTTATTGAAAACCTTTTTAACCCAACATTAACCAAAGTTGGGTCAGATGCTTATTTAAAATCAACTCAACCTCATCCAGTAACCACAGATAATGTTGGAAATAATGGTGGAAATAATGGTGGAAATAATATTATCCCACCAATCCCAGCTCCAGTCCCGGCCCCAAATCCAATTACTGCGCCAGTAGTTATTCCACCAGTCCAGTCACCACTTGCTACTAATTGGTCAAGGAAGTATCTTGGAGTAGCACAAGATCCATATTCTTATGGCTATGGACCTGAACATTCTTTTTATACGTCTGCTAAAGGCGGCTATGTTAGCCCATTAAACAAGATTCGGAATAAGTAACATGGCAAAAACCCCTAAAATCGTAAAATCTGTTGAAGAAAAAATCTTGGGTGAATTTGTTGACGCCCCAGATAATGAAAATGATGTGGAAGATACGGCAGATGGCGGCGCTATTGTAACTATGGAAGGGAGCGAAGCTGATGAGTCCCCTGAATTTTATGCTAACCTTGCTGAAGAAATACCTGATTCTAGTTTGGACGACCTTGCAACAAATCTTCTTGATGCTATTTCAAGAGATAAGGAAGCTCGTAGCCTTCGTGATAAGCAATATGAAGAAGGGTTAAAACGGACAGGGCTTGGTAATGATGCCCCCGGTGGCGCTCAATTCCAAGGAGCGTCCCGTGTTGTTCACCCTATTCTAACAGAAGTATCAATTGATTTTGCTTCCCGCGCAATTAAAGAGCTGTTTCCTCGTACTGGACCGGACTCCGGCCCTATTAAAGAACAAATTATTGGTGACGTAACAGCTGAAAAAGCTGAAAAGGCCAAACGTAAAAGCCGCTATATGAACTGGCAGCTTACAGAACAAATGCCTGAATTTAGGAATGAATTGGAGCAATTGCTTACTCAAGTTCCGCTTGGTGGCGCTCAATATATGAAAATGACATGGGATCGCCGGTTAAAGCGGCCTAAGCCATTTCTAATTACCATTGATGATATGTATCTACCATATTCAGCTACTTCGTTTTATACGGCTGAGCGTAAAACCCAACGCCAATCTATTACTCAACTTGAGTTTGATCGCCGGGTGACGTCTGGATTATACCGGGATATTGATCTTCTTCCATCCTCCATGCCAGAACAGACCCGTGCTGAAAAAGCCAACGACAAAATCGAAGGGCGGGAGCAGTACGAATATTACGATGAAGATGGATTACGAGAAATCTATGAGTCGTATGTAGAATGTGAAATCATTGAAGATGATGAAACAGATGGGGAAATTGCTCCATATGTTGTGACAGTTGACGTCGCCAGCAAAGAGATTTTATCAATTTATCGCAATTGGGATCAAGACGATCAAAGGCGCATAGCTCTTGATTGGATTGTTGAATTCCCTTTTGTGCCTTGGCGCGGCGCTTATCCAATTGGCATTGTCCATATGATTGGTGGCCTTTCGGCTGCAATCACTGGATCGCTCCGTGCGTTAATGGACAGCGCCCATATCCAGAACTCGCAGACTGGTTTGAAACTCAAAGGTGGATCGAAGGGCGGTCAAAGCCTTAATATCCAACCGACACAAGTTATCGAAGTTGAAGGTACACCAAATAACGACGATATTCGCAAAACCTTTATGCAATTGCCTTTCCCCGGCCCATCACAGACGCTTTTTACTCTTATGGGATTTTTGGTTGATGCAGCTAAAGGTGTAGTTAGAACGACATTTGAGGACATATCGGATAATCCGGATCGTCTTCCAGTTGGAACAACCTTAGCTCTTATTGAGCAGGGGATGGTAGTATTTAACGCTATTCATGCCCGTCTCCATGATGCAATGGGCAAGACATTAAAGGTTCTTCATCGTCTTAATAAAACCTATTTAGATGAGGACGATGTCTTAAATGACCTTGGCGAACTTATGGTTCGTCGATCGGACTTTGATGGCCCAATTGATGTCATTCCAGTATCAGATCCAAATATCTTTTCAGAAGTTCAAAGGTTTGCTCAGCTTCAAATTATTGAGCAACGCGCTCAGGCCATGCCGGATTTGTATGATCTTCGCAAGGTAGAAGAGCTTATTCTGGATCGGTCCAAAATACCGGATGCTAGAAACTTATTGAAAAAAACTCCTGTTCCTCAACGCCTTAATGCTGTCAATGAAAATGTGGCAGCAACGATGGGTACTCCAGTTGTAGCATTTCCAGATCAGGACCATTTGGCCCATATGCAGGTGCATTTAAGCTATATGTCTAATCCGTTGCTGGGGGGAAACCGAGTTATAGCACCAATAGCCATTCCAGCATTGTTAACACACATTAAAGATCATATTGCTCTTTGGTATGTAACAGAAACAGTTCGGATTGCATCTCAGGCAGCTGGTATGGATATTTCAAAATTAATGGACCCTAAAAATCCAGAAGTCGATCAGGAATTTGACCGTATGCTGGCCTCTGCTGATGCTCATGTCGAAGCTGAGGCAGCTCGTTCTTTGAAAGATGTCCCGGCTATTATTCAAAAAGTAATTGCTCTTATGCAATCCTATCAGCCAACACCGCCAGATCCAACAACGCTGGCAATGCAAACTCAACAAGCTGCTATACAGCAAAAAGCTCAAGCTGCTCAAATTTCTAGCCAAATTGACCAGCAAAAGATTAATGCTGATATGCAGAGCAAACAATTGGAAATTCAGGCGCGTGAATCTATGAACCGCGAGGATAATCAGACGGCTATGCTGATATCTGCGTCTGAAATACAGGCTGGTCATTCGACCAACCTTAAAAATGGCACAGGTATCGGAAAAGGTTAATACAATGATCGACACAAATCAGCATAAACGTATGGCAATGGGAAAAGCGATTCCACAGCCAAAAGGTAAAACTACTCCTTTTAAAATGGGTGGTCTTTTAGATAACAAACCAAAAGATGTTAAACAGCCAGATAAGAAAAATATGCCATTTAAAAAAGGTGGCAAGGCTTTTGAAGGTTCTGCAAAGGACGAAGCCCAAGATAAGAAACTTGCAAAGAAGCACCATATGTCTATGAAGGCATGGGAAAAATCCCCAATGGATGCCAAGCATGACCGCCAGAAGTCTATGAAAGGACTTAAGCGTGGCGGTAAGGCTTGCTGAAATCCCACTAATTGAACGGGTTCTCATTGCGTTGAAAAAAGAGCAAAAAGAATTTGCTGACAGCGCAATGAGAAGCCCCGCTCACCGAGACGCCTTTGAGTATGGGCGTGTGACCGGACATTATTCCGGATTGATGAAAGCCGTTGAGACCATCGAAATGGCTTTGAATGTAGAGAGCGAGGATGACGATCATGGTTACAACCGCCGTGGTGAAACTTCCTTCATTATCAGAGATTGATGAAGCGTTTCCAAATGTAAACTTTGGCATTAGCCCAACTGGATCAAGAGTTTTGGTTCAAATCAGGCGTCCAAAGACAAAAATCGGGAGTATTATACTTTCGGATTATACTAAAGATGCGGAGCAAGATAACACCCAAGTGGCAAAAGTTGTCTCTGTAGGGCCGTTGGCTTTTCGCAATAGAAATACTATGGAGCCGTGGCCGGAGGGGGCTTGGTACACCAAAGATGACTTTGTATTCGTTTCGAAGTATGGTGGAGCAAGATGGCGTCGGGAAATCCCCGGTACTAAAGGTGAAAAGGTTGAATTCGTGATCTTTAACGACCTCGATATTGTTGGCATCGTTGACGGCGACCCACTCGCCGTTCAAGCCTATATTTGAGGAGGAATAGATTATGAATGATAAGCCAAATATTTCAGAGGACGACGACGAAGAAATGGAAGTCATTGAGCTTGGTGAAGAGCTGGATGATGAAGATGGAGAAGATGATCGTCTCGAATCTGACCAACGTGAATCTCAGGATGAAGGTGACGATGGCGATGAGGTAAATGCTCGCCAATTGCGCCGTAAACGCCAAAAGGTTCGCCAAAAAGAAAATATGAAGAGAACGCGTGAAGAGAATTCTCATCTCCTCCGCGAGCTTATTGAGGCCAAAGAGCGGCTTGCTGCTCTTGAAAACCGCAATATTACTTCAGATGCTCAGACCGCAGATCAGCGATTTCAATACGCAATGGCTCAAATTTCTAGGGCAGAAGCGCAATTGAAGGAAGCTTTTGAAACAGGCGATGGCGATAAAGCTGTTGCTGCCCAAAAGCTCCGTGAGACAAGCATATATGCCGCCAGAGAAGCTGAAGAGCTTAAAAAGCGGTTATCTAATCCGCAGTTGCAGCAAAAGCCTAGTATCCTAGATCCAAGGACCGAGACTCATGCTCAGCAATGGATGCAAAAAAATCCTTGGTTTAGCCCTTCTGGGGAAGACGAGGATTCGACTATCGCCCGTGCAATTGACGAAGCATGGGCGCGAGAGGCTCAAAAGAAGGGTATCAATCCTTCTAGTGAAGACTACTGGGACGAACTTGATTCGCGTGTGAAGCGGAGACTGGGGACAGTTTCTGCTGATCGGGAGCGGAAAAGATCAGCCCCGCCTGTAACTGGCCGTGGAGAGTATTCTGCTCGACCATCTACAAGCGACAAACAAATCTATCTGACGCCTGAACGGAAAAAGGCTTTGCAGGACGCAGGTGTTTGGGATGATCCCCAGAAACGCAAGCGTTACATTAAGCGATTCCAAGAATATGACCGTCAGAACCCACGTTGAGCCTTAGGAGAGTATTATGTCAAATGAAGAACGTCTGAAAAAGAGCCAAGATTCCAATCGAAGCTCCCGCGAAATGGAAGACCGTGCCGTCACTGAAGATCGCAATATCTCCGATGACGACCGGATTTCCATGTTTAGGCAGTCTTTCTTTCAGTCTGCTCTGCCGGATTTACCTAATATCCCCGGTTTCCACATTTGCTGGCTTACAACAGCCAATCCCCGCGACTCTATTCATTCTCGTCGCTCCCTTGGATACACACCAATATTGCCTGAGGAAGTCCCCGGTTGGGAACACGCTTCCGTTCAAACAGGAGAATATGCTGGATGTATTGGGGTGAATGAAATGGTGGCCTTCAAATTGCCCATGAAACTTTATGAGGCATATATGAATGAAGCCCATTATGAGCGGCCTCTGAAGGAGGAAGGGAAATTGGCTGACACTGCGGATTTCATTCGCAGCCAAGCTAAGCAGCATGGTGGAGATATGTACGAGGGTGACGGGTTGTCGGCTTTGCGGTCTCCAATGAGCCGCTAGGCTCTTAACCGAAACCAAAAAGGAACGAAGAATGTCTTCTTCTGCATCTCCCTTTGGCCTTCGCCCCATCTACTCGATGACGGGTACGGTGCGGCCAATGTCAGGCCAAATTCTCTCAGGTTACGGTACTTCGATTTATCAGTACCAGCCTTGCCGCTATGGCCTTGCCGGTGATTCCGGCGGGGTCGAAGGTTACATTGTTGCCGCCGCAGTCGGTGATCGCTTGATTGGCTCCTTTATGGGTGTCGAATATGTGGATGCGACTGGTCGCCAGCGCGTATCTAACTTCTTCCCAAGTGGTACAACGTACCAGACGGGTACAACGTCGGTCTGCTATTTCACAAGTGATCCCTATATTACTTATGAAATTCAGGGTAACGCTACATTGTCAATTGCCAATATTGGTAATCAGTACAATGTTAATTCAGCCACTGGCACGTCGCCTTTGGGTCTTTCAACCACTGCTTTGGACGTTTCGTCTTCTGCCACCAACGCACAGCTGCGCGTTGTTGGTTTGTCGAACTATATCGACAATGCTTGGGGTGATGCTTACACAATCGTGCAAGTTCAAATCTCTGAGCATCAGAACGTCGCTAACATCGCTGCTTACTAAGGAGGTCTAGACTATGGCACTTCCAATGCGTAGTACAGACTTCCGGTCTGTAGTCGAGCCAATTCTCAATGAAACCTTTGATGGTATCTATGATGTCCGTAAGGATGAATGGGCTACTGTCTTCAAAGAGCAAAAAGGCATTCCCCGCAACTATCACGAAGAGCCAGTTCTGTTTGGCTTCGGCGCTGCCCCAGAGCTTCCTGATGGCACCGCAGTAACTTACCAGTCTGGTGGCGTACTCTTCCTTGCTCGTTACGTTTATCGCGTATACGGCATGGCGTTTGCGCTCACGAAGGTTCTCGTCGAGGACGGCGATCATATCTCGATTGGCCGTACTTACGCTGAGCATCTTGCTCGTTCGCTCATCGAAACCAAGGAAACCCTTGGTGCTAATATTCTCAACCGTGCATTTACGGCTGGTTATGTTGGCGGCGACGGCGTGACGCTTGTTAACACGGCTCATCCTATTGCTAACGGTCAGACATTTTCAAATCAGCTTTCAACGGCAGCTGCGCTTTCGCAGACCTCGCTTGAGCAAATGCTGATTCAGATTCGTCAGGCCGTAGACAATAATGGCAAGAAGATCCGTCTTGAACCTAAGAAAATCGTTGCATCGCCTTCAAATTACTTCCAAGCGGAAGTTCTTTTGAAGTCGGCGCTTCGTACTGGCACCAATAATAATGACATTAATCCGATCACCACGACCGGAGTTTTGGATGAGGGCCACACGAACTTGTCACGTCTAACTTCAAACACCGCATGGTGGGTTGAAACTGATGCGCCAGAAGGTTTGAAGCTTCTTATGCGTCGTCCGCTCGAAAAGAGCATGGAAGGCGACTTTGAAACCGACTCAATGCGCTATAAGGCGACAGAGCGTTACAACTTTGGTTGGACCGATCCTCGCGGCGTATTTGGTACGGCAGGGCTTTAGTTGACATTTCTCTGGGGCCGGCCCAAAAACCGGCCCCAGTTTCTTTGACTATTATGTAATTTTGTTGCATTATAAATCATCTGAAACGGTCAAGCTTTTCAAGGAGAAGACCAATGGGACAACAAAGTGATGATCTCTGGATGGGTACAGCTACTGGCCCCCAGACTGCTGGATGGGCTAATGGTGGCAATCCGGGCGTAATTGGCCGTGGCATAGGTCCAATGGGCCGCATTTATATTTATGACATTGTGCCAGCTGCACTATCGGCAACCGCAGTTTGCGCTGCACAGGCTGTAGCAGCTGCTGGTAACGCAACGATCAATGGTGCTTCGGCTTCGGCTAGTGTAGCAACCTTTGATTATGCTCGCGCATTTTCGATTGTTACGTCTAACGCTGGCAATACCACGCAGACGGTAACGATCACGGGTACTGACTATTATGGTCAGACTCAGACCCAGCAGCTCACCTGCAATGGTGTGACGGCAGTTGTCAGCACCAAGACCTTTAAAACGATTACTCAGGTTGCTGTTTCAGCTGCAATCACGGGTACGCTTTCGGTTGGCAACGCTGATGTGTTTGGTCTTCCATATGCAGTCACGAACGCTGGCTACTTGATCCGCACGGGTTGGGATAACGTCGTCTCTGACAATGCTGGTACATTCGTTGCTGCTGATGCAACCACGCCATCCGCAACCACGGGCGACGTTCGTGGTACTTATGCTCAGTCTGGCAACGCAGCAAACGGCACCCGACGCCTCGTTATTGCCATTGGCATGACGGCTATTCAGGCTGGTCCAAATGCTACCCAGATCGGCGCAATCGGTGTCACTCCGGCTTAATTGAGTTGGGGGAGCTTAGTCTCCCCCTTCCTTCACATGGAGAACACTAATGGCTAACGTAGTCACATCGCAGACGATCCTTGATGGTGATCGCCTTGCTATTTTTAAATTTACCAATCTTTCCGATGGCACCGCTGAAACTGGCGTTGTTAAAATCAATGTCTCAACATTGAACAAAAACCAGTTTGGTGCAGCTTGCACGGGCTTGATTCTTAATAAGGTCTGGCACTCAACGCATGGCATGGAAGTTGAAATTTTGTGGGATGCAACCACGGACCAGTTAGCTTGGGTTCTTCCGCAGAACACAACGTACTGGCAAGATTTTTCTAGCTTTGGTGGCATCCAGAACAATGCTGGCACCGGGAAAACGGGAAACATCGCGTTTACAACCTTAGATATAAGCGCAGGTGATGTGTACACCGTGATTCTTGAGTGCATCAAAACCTACGGATAATGCAATGGCTAAGACTCCAGCATGGCAGCGATCTGAAGGCAAAAACCCTAAAAAAGTTAACAAATCGTTAACTCCTGCTCAAAAATCTTCCGCAAAGGCTAGTGCTAAAAAAGCTGGCCGTCCTTATCCCAACCTTGTCGATAACGCAACTGCTGCGAGGAAAAAGAAATGAAATCCTTTAAACATACACACAAGATGCACCACGGCGCTCATCCATTGTTCGGTGGGAGCGCTATGGCCCGTCCAGCTCCGGCAATGCCTCCAATGATGCCTCCGGGTGGTATGGATGGAATCCAGAGTGCAGGGGAGGATATGGCTTCATCTGCTCCGGGCGGTATGGGTGGTATGGGTGCTCCAGATGGTGGAGCTCCTGATGGTAGCGGCAATAGTGCTGGTGCTGGTTACAAAAAAGGTGGCATGGCCAAAGGTGGCAACTGGATTAAAGATGCTACCAAGAATAAAGGTGCTCTTCATCGTTCGCTTGGTGTCCCAGAAGGTAAGAAAATTCCTATGGGCAAGATTAAGAAAGCCGAAAAGTCCTCCAACCCAACGCTTGCAAAACGCGCTCGTTTGGCTGAAACGCTGAGAGGTTTTAAAAAGTGAAAAAACCATCAATTAAAATGGCTCGTGGCGGCGGGGCGACTACGGTTCCAATTCGTAAGGCTCCTGCTTATAAGCCCCCTAAAGCTCCTGCTATTCCAGTTGCAATGGCTGTTCCTAAGATGGCTGCTCCAAAGGCTCCCCCCTCATTAGCTACTCTTGCTGTTTCCAAAAACCCGCAAATGTTGCGTAAGGGTGGAAAGACCAAAAAGAAATGACAACTAGCGGGACGGTTTCAGCAACGGTATTTAACACCAATAATATTCTGGATCAGGCATTCAGAAGGTGCAAAGTGTCGCCTGAAACTGTAACGTCAGAAATGCAGCAAACGGCACTAGATAGCCTGTATTTGCTCATTTCATCCCTATGCAATAGGGGTATCCAACTATGGACAATTGAGAAAATCATTCTCCCGTTCTATCTCGGCAACGGATACGTTACCACACCTGTTGGAACAATTGATCTTCTCAATACAAACCTTAGAACTATCAATCAATACACTGGCTCGATCTCATCCAGCAGCGGTTCGCCTAGCTTGGCTGACGATAGCGATTTAAGCACAGCTTGCGTTCAAACAGCTCCAAATGGTTGGATTATTCAAAACCTATTGCAGCCAACGCTTGTGACTACGCTTGGTGTCAATATGTATGCCGCTGGCACATACAATCTAAAAATTGAATGGTCTAATGATAGCACCAACTGGGTTACGGTAGTTAACCCCGGTGCAGTTGTTTATCCACAAAATGGCTGGAATTGGTACGATATTAACCCATCCATTACTGCCCAGTATTGGCGCTTGTCTGAAACGGGTGGGGCTACGCTTAGTGTTGCCGAGTTTGTAACAGCTGGCAACCCAACCGAAATTCCTATTGCTCGTCTTAATCAAGATGATTATACCAATCTCCCGAATAAGACGTTCCAAGGGCGCCCGCTGCAATTTTGGCTTGATCGTCAGTTGGCTGCTCCAGTAGCTCGGCTATGGCCTACACCAGATCAACAAGCGCAGTTTGCTCAATTTGTTGCATGGCGGCAGCGTCATATTATGGATGTCGGCTCATTAACGGAAACCATTGAGTTACCACAACGCTGGGTTGATGCTATAACTTGGGAGTTGGCAAATCGTCTTTGCTTTGAAATTAAGGAAGTCGATATTGCTATGGCTGACCGTATTGCACCACGCGCTGCCGAAGCAATAAGCATGGCATTTATGGAAGAACGAGACAATTCGCCATTTATGATGGCTCCCAATATCTCGATGTATACGAGGTAATTATGGCCGTATGGCTTGATACGACTGGCAGAGGCACTCTTGGTATTGGCATCTGCGACCGCTGCCGTAGAAAAATGTCGATTGATGATCTGTATCCGGATTTTAATTCTCCCGGACTTCGTGTATGCTTAGAAGATAGAGACGAGTTAGACCCTTATCGTTTACCAGCGAGGCAACCGGAAAAGATAACCCTTCCGTTTTATCGTCCAGATGTCCCGATTGGCACTTCGCCCAAAGGTTTGGTTACGGAAGACGACAATAACTTCATCGTCACACAAAACATCGAAGAATACATATTGCCATGAGCGTACCTTCAAATCTCGTACCAATTCCAATTTCTGGTCTTCCTACGCCTCCAACTCCGGTTGTGGGAGCAGATTTGGTTATGGTTGTTCAAAATGGAACAACATACCAAACAACCATTTCAAATTTTGTTGGCGCTGTTGCGACTCCTAATACTACCAACATTTATGCTGGTACTGGGTTAATTGGTGGTGGCAATCTTGGGTCTAACGTAACCCTTGCTATTGGCAATACAGGCGTTAATAGCGGAACATATGGTTCATCTACTCAGGTTCCAATCTTAACGGTAAATGCTCAAGGGCAAATTACCAACGCAACAAGCACAACATTTTCGGTTCCGTTTAGCGGTATAACCGGAACGCCTACAACGCTTGCCGGATATGGCATTACGGATGCTCAACCGTTAAGCAGCAATCTGACTGGTCTTGCTGGACTTGGTACTTCAGGCATTATGGTCAATGCTACGGGTGGATCATATCTTACCCGCTCCATTGCCGCTGGTAATGGATTGACTGTTACTAATGGCGATGGGATTTCTGGCAATCCTACAATTGCAATGCCAAATCAATCCGTCATTCCGGGTACTTATGGCTCTTCAACTAACACCCCTGTTATTACAGTTGACCAACAAGGCCGAATTGCAACAATTGGAGTTATTCCAATATCGAGTGGCAGCGGAACAGTTACCAGCATTGCTACTGGTACTGGTTTATCTGGTGGTCCAATTACTACTTCTGGAACAATTTCACTTGCCAATACAGCAGTATCAGCTGGGTCGTATGGATCAGCTTCTTCGGTTGGAACATTTACAGTCAACAACCAAGGGCAATTAACATTAGCAGCAACTACGCCAATTGCTATTGACGCAACTCAAATTACATCTGGAATTTTAACCGGAACCTACGGTGGTACTGGTGTTAATAATGGTTCTAATACGATTACGGTTTCTGGAAATGTAAACCATTCTGGTGGATTTGCTCAAACAATTGCGGCAACAGCCACAACAAGCGTTACATTGCCAACATCAGGTACTTTGATGAGTTCTGTAACAGCATTGCCGGGGGCAGTAACAGGTACTCCATCTAGCAGCACATATTTGCGCGGTGATGGTACTTGGGCAACTATTAGCGGAAGTGGAACGGTTACAAATATTGCTACCGGAACAGGTTTAACTGGCGGACCTATAACAACTACTGGCACAATTGCCATAGCTAATACTACGGTAACAGCAGCCTCCTACGGTTCCTCAACATCCATCCCATCATTTACCGTAAATGCCCAAGGGCAACTGACGGCAGCAGCTGGAAATGTCGTTATAGCCCCAGCTGGGACATTATCTGGCACAACTCTTAATAGCGCTGTTGTTTCATCCTCTCTTACGGGCGTTGGAACGATTACTTCTGGCGTTTGGAATGGCACTGCGATTGGTGCAACATACGGCGGAACGGGTCAAACAACCTATGCAACTGGTGACATTCTCTATGCATCCGCAACCAACACGCTTTCCAAATTAACGGCTGGCACAAACGGTTATGTATTAACCCTTTCAGGCGGTGTCCCAACGTGGGCGGTATCTGGCGGTAGCGGGACGGTCAATAGTGGTACAATACGTCAATTAACCTATTACGGATCTACTGGAAATGCAGTTTCTGGTACTCCAAACGCGACTATATCTAATGGCGCATTGACGCTTGGTGTGTCTACATCAATTGCCGGTAGCTTGGTTCTTTCGGGCAATACGTCTGGTGCGGTTACGGTAAAGACAGCGGCGGCGGCGGGTACTTGGTCTTTAACTTTGCCAACAACTGCCGGGACAAACGGTTATGTGCTTTCAACGGATGGCACAGGCGTTACATCTTGGATCACCACTTCGGGCGGCGGTGGAACGGTTACATCAGTAGCGCAAACTTTTACGGGCGGGTTAATTTCAGTTAGCGGATCGCCCATTACTGGTTCTGGTACACTTGCATTGACGGTTGCTGGCACTTCTGGTGGCATTCCATATTTTAATTCTGCATCAACTTGGGCTTCTTCTGCCGCATTAACTGCAAACGCCCTTATGATTGGTGGCGGTGCGGGGGCCGCTCCAGCCACAACAACAACTGGAACTGGCGTATTAACGGCTCTTGGAAATAATGTTGGCTCTGCCGGGGCTTTTGTTGTCAACGGTAATGCGCTCGGAACCCCGTCATCAGGTACTTTGACCAACGCAATTGGGCTTCCATTAACAACGGGTGTTACGGGGCAATTGCCAGTAGCAAATGGAGGAACTGGGGCCGCAACGCTCTCAGGGTATTTATTCGGAAATGGTACGTCTGCGTTTACTGCTGTTACTTCAATCCCTAATGCGGGGCTTGCCAATAGCTCAATTACAATTGGAACAACTAGTATAGCCCTTGGAGCATCATCATTAACTCCAGCTGGCTTAACAAGTGTTACGGTTACGCAAGATCCAACTTCAGCATTACAATTAGCAACCAAGCAATATGTTGATTCGGCGGTTGCATCGCTAAATATCCATACGGAGGTTCAGGCTGGTACAACAGCTAATTTGACTGCAACGTATAATAATGGCGCAAGTGGTGTAGGAGCAACTCTTACTAATTTGGGTTCATTAGCTGCATTTACGACTGATGGTTATACAGCATCTCTTAATGACCGTATTTTGGTTAAAAACCAAACATTACAAGCTCAAAATGGTGTTTATACCGTAACAACGCTTGGTTCTGGGGCAATAGCTTGGGTTCTTACAAGAGCTACAGATTATAATACAGCTGGTACTGGACCTAACCAAATTGCTCCGGGCGACTATTTATTTATTCAAAATGGGACAACATTAAACGCGACTGGATGGGTTCAAACTACTCCGCTTCCAATTACAGTCGGCACTACAGCGTTAGTATTTACACAATTTTCCGGAGCTGGAACTTACACAGCTGGTACAGGGTTAACACTCACCGGAACACAATTTAGTATTCTTAATACAACGGTAGCGGCTAATTCCTATGGCTCTTCAACAGCAATACCAACATTTTCCGTAAATGCTCAAGGTCAGCTTACAGCTGCATCTACGGCTGCTGTAATAGCTCCAGCCGGGACATTATCTGGCACAACTCTTAATAGTGCAGTTGTCTCATCATCTCTTACTAGCGTTGGTACTATTACAACTGGTCTGTGGAACGGCACTCAGATCGGCGCAACCTATGGTGGTACAGCTCAAACAGCTTATGCAACTGGTGACATTCTTTATGCTTCAGCGGCTAACACGCTTTCCAAATTAACGGCTGGCACAAACGGTTATGTTCTTACTGTTGTAAGTGGTGTACCAGCTTGGTCAGCAGCTTCTACAATGGTTTATCCCGGCACTGGAATTGCCAACTCCACTGGCTCTGCATGGGGTGCTTCGTACGCTACAACTGGATCGGGAGCTGTTGTTGCTTTAGCAACTTCACCATCATTTACAACACCAACTTTAGGCGCAGCCTCCGCCACATCTATCAATAAAGTTGCTATTACCGCACCAGCTACAAGTGCTACTTTGACGCTCGTTAATGGGTCTACGCTTGCCACGGCTGGTGCATTTTCTACTACATTGACGGCTACAGCGACAACAAACGTAACTTTGCCAACGTCTGGAACGCTAACAGCCCTTGGGAATAACACCACTGGCTCAGGGTACATTGTTCTCGCAAACTCACCCATCCTGACTACGCCGACAATTACGACATCTGCGACTGTTCCATTTGTCATCGGTGGCACGGGTACGGGGTCTACTCTAACATTACAATCAACGTCTGGCGTTGGCGCGACTGATTCGGTTGTGATTAAAGTTGGCAACAACGGTGCAACAACAGCTTTAACAGCATCAACAACGGGACAGATTACTGTGAATTCTGGCTCACTAACAGTTGGTGTTGCTGGTACTACTTCGGGAAGTTTTGCTTTATCCGGTGGGACTAGCGGTACAACAACGCTGGTTGTAGCAACATCAACAGCCGGTACGTTGATGCTCCCAGCCGTAAACGGAACTATTACAGCACTTGGAAATGGCACGACTGGCTCTGGTATCATTGTGTTGGCTACATCTCCAACACTTACTACGCCAACCTTGGGCGTTGCGTCTGCTACAACTATTAATAAAGTTACTCTTACTGCCCCCGCCACGGGTTCTACGCTAACCATTGCAGACGGTAAAACATTAACGGTTAGCAATACGCTAACTTTGGCTGGCACTGACAGCACCGTAATGACGTTCCCATCATCTACCACGACTGTTGCTGGTTTGGGTACAACGCAAACATTCACTGCGACAAACACATTTAGCCAAGTCAACTACACAAATAATGCCGTTACGGTTACATCTAACGCTGGTACGGTTCCAATAACCTACCGCCTAAACACGTTTATTAACTCTTCTGCTGCCACAATGGCTATTACTATGGCGACAGCGAGTGCCGTTGACGGACAAATGTCTATTGTGCGTATTTATGATTTTAGTGCGGCTGCTCAAACTATTGGTTGGACTAATACGCAAAATGGTGCAGTTTCAGTTCCAACAACATCAAACGGTTCTACAACACAGCCATTGACGGTGGGTTTTATGTATAATTCAGCATCATCGCTTTGGCGCTGCATAGCTTCGGCATAAGGAGATAGTGATGCGTTCGGCTATGATTGACATTAACACCAATATTGTCGTTGGCGTTATTATGGCTGACGCAAGCGTTGATTTGCCTCCCAAAGATACATTTTTGATAAATTTGCCTGACGATTCTCCCGTTGGAATTGATTGGCTTTATGATCCATCTACGCAACAGTTTACCAATCCATTGGTGGGTGCATAATGGCTACGAACGTCATCATCCTTACCAGTGGTTCATCATGGACTGTTCCAGCAGATTGGAACAACGCTAACAATACCATTGAAGCTATTGGCGGCGGAGGCGGGTCAGGAAGTAACTATCAAAATGGTGCTGGTGGGGGTGGCGCATATACTAAATTAACTAACTTTACGCTTACACCAAGTGCTGGAGTTTTTATCCAAATAGGCGTTGGCGGTGCAGCTGGTACGGCGGGTACGGACACTTGGTTTAATAAAACTACCAATGCTTCCCCATCCTCTTCTACAGATGGTTTATTAGCTAAAGCGGGTGACACAACAGCCGCAAATGCCGGTGGTTTGGGAGGCGCAGCTGCATCCTGTATCCCGTCATCGGGAGCGTTTAGCGGTGGTGCTGGCGGCGTTGGTGGTAACGGATCGGTTGGCACTTATCCCGGCGGCGGCGGTGCGGCTGGTCCAAGTGGCGCTGGTGGTATTGGAGGCAATGGATATACGGCATTAAACGGCGGTGGTGGTGGCGGCGGCGGTGGTAACAATGGTGCGGCTGGCGGCACGGGAACTTCAACCGCTGGTGCCGCCGGTGGTGCTGGCCGTGGAACATCGGGCGGGTCTGGCGGTTTAGGGGCAACGGCAACCCCCGCTGCGGCTACATCCGGGCAAGTCGGTACGGGTGGCGGAGGCGGCGGCGGGTCAAAAGATGGCAGCACAACTTCTGACGTGGGTTCTGGGTTGGGTGGCAACGGAAATCTTTGGACTTCTACAACCACTACATCTACTGGGGCTACTATAAACATATCCACAAGTCTTTTTACCGTGGGAGCCAATTTAATTCCCCCTGCTGGATCAAAAGTTGTATTTACAACTACTGGTGCGTTGCCCACAGGAATTACGGCAGGAACTAGTTATTATGTATTAAATTCTGCACCAAATCTTCTTATTTCTAACGTAAATTTTCAAGTTTCTGCTACCCTTAATGGATCGGCCATTACATTAAGCGGAACGCAATCTGGAACACATACAGCCACGTTTACAGCGGTTGCCGGACCCGGAGGAGGCTCTGGCGGAACTTCCTCAAGGAATAGCGGTGGCGGGACTTCTCAAACAGGTTCGGCTGGATTGTATGGTGCTGGCGGTGGTGCGGCAAACCAAACAGCAAGTTACGGAACTGGCGCAAACGGTGTTATTGTTATAACTTATACAACGGGTTCGGCTCCAGCCAATGGTAATTTTTTCTTATTGATGTGATATGGTAGCGATAGCCATAACAACTGTTTTAAGATAAGATGCTCGAAACAAGGAATCTTCTCAATGTCAAATACTTTTACTTCTTATCTAGCCAAAAGCGTTGGGCCAACTCCAGCAGCAATTATAACGGCTGCGGCATCTACTCAAACGACAGTTATTGGCTTGACGGTTGGAAACACAACAAGTAGCGCAATCAATGTTGACATTTATGTTACCCGGTCTTCAGTTTCTTATTATGTGGCAAAAGGTGCGTCAGTTAATCCGGGAACAACCTTTGTTGCAGTTGGTGGCGATCAGAAGTTAGTTTTGGTATCGGGGGATATTTTGTACGTTGCAACATCTGGAACAACTTCGGTAGCAACAACGGCTACGAGCGGAACGGGAACAACCGCAACAGTGTCCTTTGCTGCCCAGCCAGTAGCTCCAGCAGTTGGTTCCTCGGTAACAATTGCGGGTGTAACGCCAGCAGGGTACAATGGAACCTATACGGTGACATCTGCCACGACTACATCAGTTTCATATGCCAATGCAACGACAGGCGCTCAAACGGTTGCGGGTACAGCTACCCTTGCACCAGCAGCAGATGTCATTGCTTCGGTTTTGCAAATTAGTTAATTGGAGCTACCATGTCATATACAGGCGTACTTGGAACAATACCTTCAAGTCAAATAACTCAGCCGACTGGCTCGGGTGGCGATCAGATTTTCTTTCAAAACGGTAAAACGATAAATAACAGCTATACGGTCCCAGCTAATACTAACGCTGGCACATTTGGCCCCATTACAATTGTAGCAACAGCAACGGTGACAGTCCCATCAACCTCAAATTGGACGGTGATCTAATATGGGAAATGTTACCCTTAATGGTGCAACTTCTGGTCAAATTACCCTGTCACCAACGGCGGTAGCGGGTACGAATACAGTCACCGTTGCAGCCCAAACAGGTACGCTTAATGTGGCGGCCCCTGCGTTTAGTGGGTACGCATCAGCCTCACAGACCGTGACGCTAAACACTACCACCAAAGTCGCGATCAATACCAAAGATTTTGATACAAACACCAACTACGATGCAACGACCAATTACCGTTTCACGCCGACGGTTGCTGGTTATTACCAAATAAACGTAGCTTTAAGAGGTCAGGTTGTTACTACATTTACACAGTGTGTAGCTTCTATATACAAAAACGGTTCTGAATATAAAAGGTTTGCGGCCAATGCACCCTTTAGCGCAAATTCTGCATTCACTCAAACTGGCAATGCCGTAGTCTATTGTAACGGATCAACAGATTACATTGAATTTTATGGTACTGTAAACGGAACTGGAACGGCAACTTTTGATGCCTCTAGTTCTTCTGTAAGTTCGCAGTTTTCCGCCGCGCTTGTGAGGGGGGCATAATATGACCGCAACACTCAAAACTACTATTATCCAAGAGCCGTCATCGGCCAGTTCCAACATCCAGCTTGATGCCAATGGAAACACGTATCTTGTCCCAGTGACGGGCAACGTAGGTATTGGGACGATTTCGCCGGGAAATAAACTTGTCGTTTCAAATAATACAAGCTCTGCTCCGGCAGGTCCGTCCAGCACTATTGCATCAATTATTGGAGCAGATAACGGAACTTCTAGGCTTTTAATTGACTCTTTTGGGGCATCAGCATCATCTAATTTGTCTCTTAGAAGGGCATTTGGTACTGCTGCATCTCCAAGTGCCATTACATCTGCTGACAGTATTCTTGGTACTGTAGCTGCATTTGGTTATGGCGCAACGGGTTATTCTTCTACAAATCGGGCAAACGTCGGTTTTTACACTGCCGAAAGTTGGACCGATACAGCCCAAGGAGCATATGTTAGCTTTACTACAACTGCTACTGGATCAACAACTACTTCAGAACGTATGCGTATCGACTCCTCCGGCAATCTGCTGGTGGGGACGACAAATTCAGTCCCCGGAAATGGAAGTGGTAATAACGTATCTGGTTTTTCTGCAAATAATAATGGAACTACTTGGTGTAGTCGTAGTGGTTTTTACGCATTATCAGCAAATAGAGTTGATATTACTGGCGGCGTTATTGAATTAAATAGTGCTGGCAACGCAGTTGGTTCAATATCTGTTACATCATCAGCTACAGCATATAACACGTCATCCGACTACCGCCTCAAAGAAAACGTAACGCCAATGATGACTGGCCTTACAACGGTCAGCGCATTAAAACCGGTCAACTACGACTGGATCAAAGATAAGTCTGAAGGTGAAGGTTTCATCGCCCATGAGCTTCAGGCTATAATTCCTCATGCAGTTACTGGCGTTAAAGATGCGGTAGACGATGAAGGAAGGCCTGTCTATCAAGGCGTCGATTACAGCAAAATCGTAGTTCATCTCGTTGCTGCCATCCAAGAGCAGCAAGCCACTATCACATCCCTAACTGCTCGTATCGCTACGCTGGAGGCTAAATAACATGGCTATCACCCTAAACGGCTCCACGGGCATTCAAAACGTCCTTGGCTCAGCAGCAGCTCCCTCTGAAAGCAATACCACGTCATCCAACACTGGCGTATATTTCCCAACCAGCACGACGCTTGGGTTGTCCACGGCGGGTACAAATGCTGTGTATGTCGATGCTTCGCAGAATGTAGGTATTGGGACGACTTCGCCGGGATATAAATTAGAAGTTTATGCAGCATCTAACAGTCTTCAGATTGAGTCGGTTGTTCATAATTTTAATATTGGTACTGGTGTTGCGGCTATTGGTTTTAATACAGCGGGTTCTGGTGAAACGTCATCTACCAAAGCTGGTATTGGTTTAGTCCGTGGTTTTGCTTTTGGTGGCGGAGCATTAGCATTTTACAATAACAATTCTGGTGCAGCCGGTGACTTCACAACCGCAGATGAAAAAATGAGACTTGATGCCTCCGGCAATCTGCTGGTGGGTTACACTTCTTCAAACGGTTCATATAAATTACAGGTCAATTCGCAGATTTTTGCAACATCATCAACGATTGCAACATCTGACGCCAATTACAAAACAAATGTTACGCCGCTTATTGGTGCGTTAGACCTTGTAAACAAATTAAATCCGGTTTCTTTTAATTGGAAACAGCATCCGGTTCATGATTTTGATACACAAAACACAACGGTTGGTTTTTTGGCTCAAGAGGTGCAAACTGCATTGTCCGGTCAGGCTTACGTCAACAGCATTGTCAAAGAAAGCGAAGTTACACTTCCTGATGAAACCAAAGAGAAATTTCTTGGTATTGCGGAAGGCAACATGATTGCCATTCTTACAAAAGCAATTCAGGAACTTAAAGCAGAATTTGACGCATATAAAGCAAGCCATCCATAAGGGGACATACTATGACACTTGATCTTAACATCAACGATATCAATCTTATCCTTCAAGCACTTGGCAATGCGCCATACGCACAAGTGTTTGAGTTAGTGCAGAAAAT